GACGCCAACGCCAAACTGGCGGAGATGGAGAGGCAGGAGCCGGTAGCTCTCGCCAATCGGGGCCTTCATGCCTTCTGGGTGAAGTGGACGGAGGCCGCCGCCGGGCTCTACGGCCCAGGCATCAAGCTCTACGCCGCCCCTGTAGCCCAGGCTCAGCACAGCGTGCCGGCAGCGTGGTACTACGATGCTCCCTCGCAAGCTGAAGCGGCAATCATCGATATCCGCGGCATGTGGGGCGAGGATGACTGCCCTACTTACGAGGACGTGGCTTCCGCATTGCGCCGCCTGCTCGCCGCCGCGCCCGGCTGCCATCTGAGCCGAAACGCACTTACCGAAGCGCAGATGCGCCGGCTGTACGAGAACAGCACCGAGACCGAAAACGAGCGGCTTGGGTTCGAAGCCTTCGCACGCCTGATCCGCCGGGCCGAGGCCGTCCACCAGATCGCCGCCGCTCCGGCGCAGGGAGGTGAGTGATGATCCTGTACGGCGTAACTATTGATCTTCAAGTAGTCCCGGTTCGGCTAGGCAGCCAGCAGATGATGGAGTGCCGCGACGTTTTCAACAGTGAAAAGGAGGCGAAGGCGCGGGCCGAGGAACTGCGCGCTCTGTGCGCCGCCGCGCCCGGCAAGGAGGGGGTGTGATGAGTATTCGCGTTCTAGACCCATGCTGCGGTGGACGCATGATGTGGTTCGACAAGCAGAACCAGCTCGCACTCTTCGGAGATCAGCGTAATGAGACTATCACCGTCACCGACCGCTCTCATTCAAATGACGGTACCAGGGTGTTATCTATTCACCCGCAAGCAATTATCGACTTCCGTCGCTTGCCTTTTGCCGATGACTCTTTCCCTCTTGTCGTTTTCGACCCGCCGCACCTTGTTCGCGCAGGCAGAAAGAGCTGGCTCGCTGCTAAGTACGGGAAGCTGGGCGACGACTGGCGCGATGACCTTCGTGCTGGATTTTCCGAGTGCTTCCGCGTGCTGCGAACCGATGGCGTGCTGATTTTTAAATGGTCAGAGGTACAGATTCCAACCAGTGATGTGCTGGCCCTTACACCAGAGAAACCGCTGTTCGGACACCCTTCAGGAAAGCGTTCAGGCACGCATTGGATCACGTTCATGAAAACAGGAGGTAGGTCATGAGTGAGGTGAAGCGTTTCGACGTGCCGAGCATGCGTTCTTTGATCCAGGGCGAGCAGGCAGTAATGGGGTATGAGGTCGTCCTAGCCTCCGACTACGACGCCCTAGCTGCCAAGCTAGCCATGGCTGAGGACGCAGCAGCAAAGGGAGATGCTGCTCGCCAGCAATGCGGCGGAATGGAGATGGAGATCGAGGAACTTCGCGCTGAACTAGCGGAACTGCGCGCAAGGGTGGTGGTTGTGCCGGAGCGAAAACTCCTAAATGCCGGAGTCCCAGGGCTGAATCGTAATAGCGGCTGGAACGCCTGCCTCGACGAACTGGCGCGCATCAACGGTATGACGGTCAGCGAGGGGCTTTTGCGCAGGCTGTGCGAGCCACTGCTTTCGCATGCTGATTACGTCGTAGCTCGCAACAAACTCCGCGCCCTGCTGAGCGAGCAGGAGGGAGGGAAGCAATGAGAACACAGATATGGAGTTCTGGTGGAGGTACTCAAAGCTCAGCAATCGCAGCGTTGATATGTCAGGGGGAGCTTACTCCTGACCTGTCGATCATCGTTGACACTGAGCGCGAGATGAGCACGACATGGGAATACCTGGATCGCTGGGTTCTACCAGCGCTTGATGCCGCTGGAGTCAAACTGAACAGAGTTGCCAAGAGCAGCTATGCGACCGTCGACCTGATGCGCAATGACGACGTGCTGATTCCGGCATTCACAACAGAAAGCGGGGCTGTAGGGAAGCTCCCGACATATTGCAGCAATGAGTGGAAACAGCGTGTTATGCGCCGCTGGGCAACCGAACAAGGGGTTATTCAGGCTGACGTCTGGCTTGGCATGACAATCGACGAGCTACGCCGTGTGACACAGCCAGTTGGTAAATGGCAGCACAGATACCCGCTGATTGAGCGACGCATGACACGAGGTGATTGCATTGCAATGGTCAAGCGTATGGGTTGGCCAGAGCCTCCCCGGTCGGCCTGCTACATGTGCCCAAATATGAGTTCGCATGATCGGAGATGGCAGAAAGAAAATGCTCCAGCCGACTTTGAGAGAGCATGCGAGTTTGACAGGCAATTGCGACTCATTGATCAGGACCTGTGGCTGGTTGAAACGGCAGAACCTCTAGAGGAGGCTGACTTTTCGATTGAGAGCGACCTTTTCACCGGCAGGTGCGATTCGGGAATGTGTTTCAACTAGCCACCCATCGCCATCCACTGTACGCATATACAGCAATTCGGATAATGGGCTACCCACTACCCGGATTGAATATGCGCACGAAACCCTTCCGCCCGCCGCGCCGGCATGAGATCGCCGGCCTCCGCTACTACCGCACTGCCTCGGCCTACAACTGGCTCGGCGTAGCGATGGCCCATCCGACTCGCGCAATCCAGTTGCTGCTCGAACAGTGTGAGCCAGACGTGCTCTCGCCGATGTTCGAGATTGAGATCGACGCGATCCTGAGCCAAGCCGACGAATACGCAAAGACCGGCCAGGTGCTCGAGCGCGAGCAACTGCGCGAAATGCTCATGCACCTGATCGCCAAAGCGGCGGGCGACTGATACCGATGCCGGAATCACGGCATCGACACCGCCACCCTTGGCCCGGCTGAGACCCGCGTTCCTGCTGGGTTTCAGAACAAAAACTGGCCGATTTGGGCCCACGAGCCCGCCACCCCAAACCAACGCATCCGACCCCGGAGGACCAACCGTGTCCATATTTCATCGCTACTTCCGCGTAACAAGCGGCGCTCTTGTAGACCGACTCCATGAACTCAAAGCAGCGACAGAGGCTGCATTGGAAAAATACACCAGCTTGCGTGACGAAGTAGGCGCAGAGCAGATCCATGCGTGGTCTGACGGCTCCTTTGCAGGATTCACCTTCAAGCACCCTGACAGAAGTACTTATCGAGAGAGCCGCGGCGCCTGGCTACCTAAGAAAAACTGCGCTGAAGGGAAAGCCCTGTGGGCAAGAATCAATGAACTTCCAGAGGCCCCAGGCCCGCAGTTAGCGCTTCAAGACTTCGGATTGTACGGTGACGTGCCATGCCTTTTCGGCGATGGATATGGCTGGCGAACAACTCTATGTGGCTTCTATGACAGCAACATCTGGTTCGTGAAGGTTCCATGGAAGGATGCCGACCAAGACGAGTTGAAAGAGTACATGGCTGAGCGAAAGAAAACGCGATTCTGCGCTGACTTTGAACATCTCCTTTGGACCCCTCCGGCTGATTGGAAAGAAATCAAGGAGTGGGAATTCCTCAAAGAGTGGGAAGAACTCAATCAGAAATAGCCATCCATCCCGGAGGGCCAACCGTGGACAACGACAACGAAACCATATTGGCAGTGATAGTCATCGTTCTCTTCGTCCTGGGAATCTTCCAGGTCGTCGGGGATATGCAGGAACTCTACAGGCAGACCGAGTTGAAAGGACAGGAGTTGAGCAGATGGAGCAAGCAATGAGAGAAGAGTTTGAAGCTTGGCATCACGCTGAGTTCGGCTACGTAATCGCAGTGGAAGATGATCCGGAACAAGACGGTCAGTGCGCCAAACGATGGAAAGCCTGGCAAGCCAGCCGCGCGGCTCTGAGGGTGAGGCTGCCAAAGCCATATGGTAGCTCATCACTTGATGCTTATCCTGAGCTTGCCGAATTCAACCGAGGAATCAGGGAATGTCTAGCGGCCCTCCAGAAAGCCGGAATAGAGGTGAAGTGAATGGCCAATACCTACTGGCTCGTCGCATACACCTTTCAGGGAAAGCCCGGCGCATCCACTGGATGGGGACGTGCCTTCGCAACCCTTTACCGGGGTGGCACGCCAAGCGCTAAAGACCTGATTTCGTGGGAGAAGCAGATCGCTGAAAACGACCCATCGCTCGGGAAGGTTGGCATCACAAACTTCCAGAAGATAGAACCACCAGCGGAGAACTATTCATGGACACCAACAAGCTGAAGGAGCTGGCGGAGAAACTGGCTCCGGCCTATCAGCAGCCCTGGGAGAGCCACAGGCACAGCGCTTCAGCCGTGACGGTTGGAGCTGTGGGCGAAGACGGCGAATACAGCGACTTCATCGACGTGCGCATCAGCGATTACTCGGCGTTCGACGAGCATGATGATGAGCTTGGTCAATGGATCGCCGCCGCCACCCCCAAGACCGTTCTCGCCCTGCTGGACGAGATCGACAGGCTCAAGGCGGAGAACGAAAGTCTGCTCGACGAGCTATCCGCATGCACCGAACATCCGGGCGGATGTGGGTATTGGCGCGAGGCAGCCAAGCGTAGAACTGAAGAACGCGATCAGTTCAAGGCGGAGAACGATGCGCTGAGGGGAGCGCTACAGGCCGTGGAAGCCGAAGTCGACGGGAATCTCCGCCCACTTACCCGAGACCTCGTGAACATGGTCAGCGGCTTGAAAAACGGCAGCCACCCGAATGACATCTACGAACACTGCGACGAGATCGAAAGGATCATCGGAGCATCCCTGGAAGGAGACAAGCCATGACCGACCGCGAACTACTCGAACTGGCGGCGCGGGCGGCGGGCTATCAGTTCTCATACCCGTACCACTCCATCTCCATCCCGTTAATCCTGGCAGAGACTGGGCGGTGGCGACAATGGGACCCACGACACGACGACGGCGACGCGCTGAGGCTGGCAGTTCTGCTTAATCTGGAGATCCATAGCCCAAAGAGCAATCCGACAGTCATGTTTAGAACTGCTGAAAACGATGTCTTCTATCAGGACACGTGCATTCGACTAGCCATCCTGCGCGCCGCCGCCGAGATCGGCAAGTCTATGGGAGGTGGGGAGTGATGAAACGGGAGGAATTCGAGAAGCGCATGGCCGGCATATTCGACCTGTCCGCTTACGTGGACAGCCAGGGAGACATCCGATATTCGGACAGCCACACCCAGGCTGCTTGGGATGGATGGCGATGGGCAATGGTGGTTTTCCAGCCAATTGAAGCAGAACGGTATGGAGAGTTGAATGAGCGACGCACCCATTGAACCCCATGAATACCTTTACGGCGTAAAGGTCGTCCAGATCGAGGACTTGCGGGTGGCACGAGGGCTTACCCGACGCCCCGTTTCATCCTGCCGTCACAGGAAAATGGTCTACGACGAAAAGGAGCGCCGCATCTGGTGCAGCGATTGTGAAACTGAGGTCGAGCCATTTGATGCCTTCATGCACCTGGTACAGGTATTCGACGGCGGCTTGAAGGACTTGAACAGGCGCCGCCGAGAACTTCATGAGGCAGAGCAGTTTGCAATCCGCAGCCGGGCAGCCAAGGTGATCGACGAAGCGTGGCGCAGTACGAAGATGGCTCCGCTTTGCCCGCACTGCAATGAGGCGCTTCTCCCGGAAGACGTTGTAAAGGGAGTTGCCACGGCGTCCAAGCAACTGATCATCGCTCGCCGCAACAAGCAGAAACAACCGAAGTAGCCCAGCCCGGCCAAGCCTCCACGAATTCTAACCGCCAACCCGATGCCGTTGATCGGCCAAGGTCTCGCTATGTCTTTGATTTCAGTTGAGGCGGCCGCCGGCATTCTCGGCGTGAGCCGCAGGACCGCGTACCGCTACGCGGACGAAAAGCTGATCCCAGTGGTCAGGTTCAAAAAGACCATCCGCGTCCACAAGGAAAAGCTCGAACAGATGCTTGAAGAGGAAGCCGCTGCTAGCATGCGCGACGCGGTCGGCGTACCGGAGGAAGTATGCCGTACAAGAGAAACGACTCCGCCTACTGGTGGATCTCTTTCAAATCAGCAACAGGAAAGCTTGTTAGACGCTCTTCTGGAACTGCCGACTACTCGGCGGCGAAAGCACTAGAGCAACAGGAGCGCGCGAAAGCGTGGAAGGAAAAGGAAATGGGCGTGAATCCGCCCAGGACCTTTGAGGAGGTGATCATTCCGTATCTGCAACACGCTCGCCAGCATCAGCGCAGCTACGAAACGACCGTGCACCGCATAAAGCCGCTGCGCGAGTATTTTGCCGGACGTGTGATCAACGATATAGGGGGGCAGGACATCCGGGGCTACGGAACGCACAGATTGGACGCCGGCGCATCCCCGGCAACCATTAACCGCGAACTCGCTGCCCTCTCCGCGGCTATCAACCACTGCAACACCGAACTGGAGTGGGCCCTCCCGAATCCCGTTAAGGGACGGAAGATGCGCGAGGCCGAGGGGCGTGATCGTTGGCTGACAAGGGCAGAGGTCGAGGCCCTGTGCCGAGCCGCGCGCGGGCAGAAGTTTGGCCCGATGCTGGAGGACTTTATCCGCTTGGCCGTCAACACAGGGTGCCGGCGGGAGGAAATGCTTGGTCTGGAGTGGCGCAGAGTGGATTTTGCCAACCGCCTGATCTATCTGGAGGCTAGCCACACGAAGGCAGGAAAGCGCCGGAGCATTCCGATCAACGAAGGAGCGATGGCAGCACTAAAGCGACGAATGGCATTCAGGTCCGAGACAAGCCCAGAATGCCCCTGGGTCTTTGCGCGCGCCAACGGTGATCGAGTGGTCTCTCTTTCGGCAGGTTTCAAGCAGGCATGTCAGGCAGCGAAGATCGTAGACTTTACGATTCACGACCTGCGCCATACCTGTGCGGCCTGGCTGGTTAGCGCAGGAGTTCCGCTGGCAGACGTTCGCGATCTGCTTGGACACTCTACAGTCGCGATGACTGAGCGATATGCCCATCTTGCGCCGGCCAGGGTAAGGGATGCAGTTGGGGTGCTTGATCAAGTCCGTGAAAGTCGCATTTCACGTTCAGTTCACGTTGATAATCCAGCGCATCTACAAGGAGGGCCGCTGAAGCTCGTAAACACTTGATTTAGAAGGTGGTGCGGACGGAGAGACTCGAACTCTCACGCCTTGCGGCGCTGGAACCTAAATCCAGTGTGTCTACCAATTCCACCACGTCCGCGGGACACTGCTTGGAAATGAAAACGCCAGGCCCCGGGCCTGGCGCTTCGGAATATGGGGTGGACGATGGGAATCGAACCCACGACACCAGGAGCCACAATCCTGTGCTCTACCAACTGAGCTACGCCCACCATATTACGACTTGCGGTAAAACATCGCCTGCTTCTTGCCGATTCGCCGAATGGCGCACCCGGCAGGACTCGAACCTGCGACCATCCGCTTAGAAGGCGGATGCTCTATCCAGCTGAGCTACGGGCGCTTTATTCATCTGCATTCAATGCTGAGCGCAAACTTTAAGCTCTGGCAATCACAAAGTCAGCAACCGACTTGCTTTACCTCTTACCCTGCGTCCGGCTGTGCTCGGCAAGCGGGGCGCATGTTATACAGGGGGCGAAAGGCCGTCAACGGGTTTTTTAAAAAAATTCAGCTATATAAAGGAGTTACGGCAAATCCACGGGTCGCCTCCTTTGCCCCGGGCGGCGTCCATGCGAAAATGCGCGTCCTTTTTCCACCCGATTCGATGGTTACCCTTCCGACATGACCGCACAACTGATCGACGGCAAAGCGATCGCCGCCAACCTTCGCCAGCAGATAGCCCAACGCGTGACCGAGCGCCGCCAGCAAGGCCTGCGCGTTCCCGGCCTGGCGGTGATCCTGGTCGGCACCGATCCGGCCTCTCAGGTCTATGTGGCGCACAAGCGCAAGGACTGCGAGGAAGTCGGCTTTCTCTCCCAGGCCTACGATCTTCCCGCCGAAACCAGCCAGGACGACCTGCTGGCCCTGATCGACCGCCTGAACGACGACCCCGCCATCGACGGCATCCTGGTCCAGCTACCCCTGCCCGCCCACCTGGACGCCTCCCTGCTGCTGGAGCGCATCCACCCGGACAAGGACGTGGACGGTTTCCATCCCTACAACATCGGCCGCCTGGCCCAGCGCATGCCCCTCCTGCGCCCCTGCACCCCGAAAGGCATCATGACCCTGCTCGCCAGCACCGGCGCCGACCTGTACGGCATGGATGCGGTCGTGGTCGGCGCCTCGAACATCGTCGGCCGGCCCATGGCTCTGGAGTTGCTGCTGGGTGGCTGCACCGTCACCGTGACCCACCGCTTCACCCGCGACCTGGCCGACCATGTGTCGCGCGCCGACCTGGTGGTGGTCGCTGCCGGCAAGCCGGGACTGGTCAAGGGCGAGTGGATCAAGGAAGGCGCCATCGTCATCGACGTCGGCATCAACCGCCAGGCCGACGGCCGACTGGTCGGCGACGTGGAATACGAAGTGGCAGCGCAACGCGCCAGCTGGATCACCCCGGTGCCGGGCGGCGTCGGGCCGATGACCCGCGCCTGCCTGCTGGAAAATACCCTGCACGCCGCCGAACACCTGCACGACTGA